GGTAGCGTATCAGGAACAAGTTTAACACCACAACAAATATCTCGAGTAAAAGAGTTATTAAATAGTGTAAACGAAGGGACAATAACATTTGAAGAGTTTAAAACAACAGTAAAATCAGAGTTTGGTGCGATAGCTGATATTGTTATAAATGGAGTAAAAAAAATTGGCACGTCAGGGACAGAAGGAACTGGATATGGAAATATGGTTGAAATAGATCATACAATATGTAATAAGAAAGTTAAAACTAGATATGCTCATTTATGTTGTAGTCAAGAATCTGGCGGAAGTAGCATAGTTGTGTCTGTTGGACAACACGTGGCTGCTGGTGATTTAATAGGAATAATGGGAAATACTGGTAAATCAACAACAACACACTTACATTTTGAAGTTTGGATAGAAAACGAGAACGGAGTATTGGAAGCTGTAGATCCAGCCCAATATATTATAGTCTAATGGCAGAATTAACTTCTTCACAAAACATATCCAGAAACCCAAGAACTAGTTCTAATTCAATATATACTCTTATTGAAAGGGTTGTTATAAATCTATTAAAGAGATTTAGATTTTTAGAGATAGGCGTAGTAGAAAATATAGATTCTGAAAACTTTATGGTTAGATGTAGACTGCTTTGTAGAAAAGACTCTGATACACAACAGGGAAGGCTTACAAAGTGGTTAAAAGTATATACAATTTTTGCATCAAATGATGAAGGAATATGTGCTCTTCCAAATAGAGGAGATTATGGCATTATAATGTTTCGTAACGCAGATCAATGCGGCGGAATGTTTTTTGGTATGCATTTTGGAGCAAAAAAACTTGTTCCAAATAAAAATAGAGGAGAGAATGAAGAAAAGATTCGTCCAAGAGACATATTAATCAAAAGAAATGGATCTTGGTTATTAATAAAGGGAGATTTTCCAGAACATTTTGGTGACATTGAGCTTTGGCATAAAGATGAAAACTTTGCATTAATTACAAGGGGTTATGAACAGTTTTTTGTAAAAGATGGATTACAATTTGATATGCAAAGATGGTCAAACCAACATTCTCCTCCATTTGAATATAAAACAGCAGATTGGATTAGAACAAAAAACGAATATAAAGCAAATCATCAAGCGTATGGATTTATATATAATTTATTTATAAGAAGAAGAAAAATAACTATAATTCCTCCAAAACCAGATTGCGAAAATGAATCTGTTGCAATTAATCAAGCTAATGCTGCTGCGGTAGCTGTTTATAATGCTGGAAATACTGTAGTTGTTGCTGATTCTTCAACAAATATTACATCAGAAACCGATGTATCAAAAGGATCAACAGGAATAGATGAGCTTGATCCAAGAGTATTTAAAACACATATATGTGACGGAAAAAGAAGAGTGGACGATGATATTATAGAAAAAACGCTTATACAAGGTGATCCAGAGAGACAACATTTATTATTTAAAATGCATAAACACTCATATCCAAAAACTGCATCTGTAGGAACAGACCTAACAAGCATGACGATTCAAAGCAAAGAAGATGAATCAATTCATACTTATATAGATGCAAATATGGATTTTTATCATGAATCACACTCTGTAATTAAAACATATGTTGACAAGGACCAGTCTTATATTCTTTTATTTACACAATATAGAGATCAATATCAAAACTTTATGGTTGGTACAAGAGAAGGACAAAATTTTATAGATACCCATGGCGGTAAAGATGTTGAAAAGGTTGAATGGAAAGCACTATATAAATCTTTTGCATATGAATTAGATGAGTTTGATAAGCTAGAAAACACAGATGATCTTGTTATAGACGATCAAACAGAAAGAGATATTACTGGTATTCCACAATTAGGTGGTGAATATACAGATGATGATGTACAAAAGTATTGGACTAATTTTTGGAACAATAAAAACGCAGTAAACGACATAACAATACAAGATGCAAAAACAGCAATACAGGACTGGATAAAAACAGGAGCAGACCAATCACATTCTGAGATAAACCAAATAGTGTTTGAAACAACATCCTCAGAAGAGTTGGAGGTATAATGGACATAAGAATTGTTGATGGTGATTTTTTGTGGCAAAATGGAGATATTCAATTTATAGACGATTCTGTTGTACAAGAACTTACATTCAGGCTTGATACATATAAAGGAGAACATTGGTTTTATCCAGATTATGGAACAAAGATAAGCGACTGCATTGGAATGAACAACGACACGCAATTATATTATTTTGTTGAAGCACAAATAGATGATGCATTAGATCAAGATGATAGAATACCAGATAGATCTAGCACAATGAAATTAACTCAAGATTTTGATAAAGTATATGTTGAGCTTGATGTAGCTGGAAGAAAAATAACAAAGGAATTTGGAATATGAGAACAATAACTGAATGGAAAACATATATCCAAGGAAAATTAAATGCTTTATTAGTTGCAGATGGTTATCCTGCTGCAGACTTTTATGATGGAAGCGCCATAGACACAATAACACTTATAATGTCATACCTAACTAACTATACAGAGAAAGCTATAGAATATTATAAAGATCAAGCTTGGATTATAAGTGCTGATTATCCATATCTTGTTAAAAAAGCAACTGATTTTAATATAACTGTTGATACTGGATCAAAAGCAACTGGAATTGTTACATTTTCAAGAGAAACAAATACCGGAGACGTTACTATTCCGCTTGGAACAAAAGTAGCAGTTAGCGTATCTCTTGGATCATTGCAATTTGTTACAACAGAAGAAGTTACAATTTATGATGGTGATTATTCTGCAGATGCAGACATAGAAGCTTTATTAGTTGGAAGCGAATATAATGTTGAGCCCACAACAATAAGATATTTCGTAGATGTTATAGCTGGAGTTGATAGCGTATCAAACTCTTCTGCAACTTCTGGTGGAACAGATGGAGATGACACTGAGTCTCTAAGAAACAAAATTCTCTTATATATTCAAAATCTTTCAAGAGGAACAACGGATGCAATAACTTATAGGGCAGGAATAGTATCTGGTGTTAGTTCTGTTTATGTAGAAGAAAGACCAACTGGAGAGATGGTGTATAACTCAGATGATCCAAAGGCAACATATTATGGTACGTGGACAACTGTAACTGATGCAGATTATTATTGGGGAGAAGCAAAGTATACAGAAACAGCAACTGATTATGTTGAGTTTGTTTTTACTGGAGAAGAAAGTATTCAGGTTGTGTTTGGTGGTGTTGATGTAGCTTCTGAAATAGAAGTTTATATTGATGACGTTTTACAGGAAACATATAACACCGAATCAGAATTAGTTACTTTAGATTCTGATGTGTTTACAACTACGTCTACCAAACATACATTAAAGATACTCTTAAATTCCGGAAAGCTTATAGTAGACTGTTTTAAAGGAACAACAACGGCAGACAGGGATGGCGTAATAAACATTTTTATTGATGACGGATCTGGAACCTCGTCTTGGACATTATTAGAAGCAGTCAAAACGGCTATAGAAGATTGGCGTGGATGTGGAATAAGATATAATATTAAGCGTTGTGAAATAGAATTAATAGACATTACAATTCAAATTAAAATTAATTCTTCTGTTGATAAAGCAAGATTAAAATCTCAAATTGCTTCTGATATAGCAGAATACTTTACAACAATAAAAGCTGGTGGTCTTATTTATGTAAATAATTTGTATTCTTATATAAATAGTCAATATTATAACGATAGACAGCAAGTAATCACATCAATCATAACAACACCAACAGCAGATATTCAACTTGATCCATATACAATACCAAGATTAAATACAATAACTTTTGAGGAGATATAATGGAATATTCTCACTTATTACATTCACCATTTAAAAAAGAAAATACTAGATTTCGTGCATTTCTAGATGCGTTTTTAGAGGTAATGGAAGAACTAAGACAAACATCAGAAGATTATGCAGATGAATATTCTATTACAGAATCAACGCTTCTTGATAAATGGGGCATTGATCTTGACTTACCAAGATTAACAGACGAAACAGATGCTTCATATAGAGCAAGACTTTTAGATGTTTATGACGGAAAAGGTGTTACAAAAGAAGATTTGGAATCTTTAGTTAATGGCGTGCTGTCTGCTCATGGATATAATGATGCACAAATACATGAATTTTTTGATGATTTAGATTTTGATCTTGATGAATATGAATTTAGAATTGAATTGCCAGTTCAAGTGAAATATGGCGTATTTGAGCAAAAGGCATTTATAGGATTTAAAAGCACAACAGAAAGAAGTTATAAAGAACCATGGCTTGCAAGCATAAGTTCTGTTATGTCTGAAATGGGAGTAGAAGAAATTAAAAGAATTATAAATAAGTTTAAACTTTCTGGAACTAAGTTTAAAACAACGTATGGAGGAACAGAAGTATGAAGGTTGTATTAAATGAATATCAACTTATAGAGCTTGCTGATTTACAAAACTTACAGGAATATACTCAAGATAATATAGATTTTATTTTAGAACATGTTCTTGAATATGAAAACCTATTCAATGGAACAAATCTTCAAGTTGTTGCAACTTCTCCAGAATCAATGGATGTAACAATAACTGCTGGAAATGGCGTTGTTGGTTTCAAGATAGCAGAATTAGCGACTAATGATTCCCAAACAATTGATGCTGCTGGTGTTGTAGCAAGATATGATATTATCTCATGTACAGTTGCTGAGACTGATGATGCTGCTGAAGAAAGAACCTTTATTAATCCAGCAACAGAAGTTATTTCTACAAGCAATGTTGTTGTATCAAAAGCTTATAGATTTACATTTCACTATACAAAAGACACAGAAACAGTTCCGGTTGGACACGTTGGATTAGCGAAAATATATGTAGATGTTGGTGCAACAGAAATATACGATACCGACATTACAGACATAAGACCACAAAAAGATATTGATAGCCTAGAAACGCACAGAACGGCAGCAACGCTAGATCATCCTGCTGGAAGCATTTTAGATACACATGTTGCTACTGCTGCAGATATTGGTCTTGAAAAGATTAACGGACTTTCAATGGATAGGCTTGACAGACTTATTGCAATGGGTTTGGCAATAAACTCACATACAGTAGTTACATATAATGGTGATGGACTTATTTCTGCACTAACACAAACTGGAGACTGGTCTATTAATACAACAATAACATATGACGCAGACGACAACGTAGAGACGGTTGAAGTAGAAGATGCTGCTTATATTGTTACAATTACGTTAACATATGTTGATGGAAACGTAACAGAAATAGATTCAGTTGTTGCGGCGAAATAGTCAACCACCCCACCACCCATAGAAGTGGTAGCTTGTAAAAGCTTGGTTGATTAGCTTAAGTCTTTAGGAGGACTACGTTATGCAAGAATATATAGGCACCTACGAATGTTAATCCAAGTTTGTAGCTCTGCGGTTGGTGATTAAACAGTTTTGAGGGAAGAAACAGTGTTGCTAACATTAAACCTTGCAATAACATTGGCGATGGATTTAAACTCTGAAAGGAGAACGAAACATGAGTGTATTCGTATTAAGTAAAAAAGGAAAACCGTTAATGCCCACAACGAACAGGAGGGCTAGATTGTTACTTAAACAGGATAAGGCAAAGGTAGTCAAAAGGACACCGTTTACGGTGCAATTGCTTTATGCAACAGGAGAAACTACACAGAATATAACACTGGGCGTTGACGCTGGCAGTAAAATAATCGGATTATCAGCATCTACCGATAAAAAAGAGTTATATTCTGCCGAAGTTCAATTACGCAATGATATAGTGGATTTATTATCGACTAGGCGTGAGAACAGGAGAACTAGGCGTGAGAGGCTTCGTTATCGTCCGCCAAGATTTAATAACCGCAAGAAAGAGGCTGGATGGTTGGCCCCAAGCGTTCACAATAAAATACGGGCACATATCAGCATCATAGAAAAGATACATAAGATACTTCCAATAAGCAAAATAATTGTTGAGGTTGCTAGCTTTGACGTTCAGAAGATTAAAAATCCAGACATTGAAGGCACTGGGTATCAAGAGGGTGAGCAATTAGGCTTCTGGAATGTGAGGGAGTACGTGTTATTTCGTGATGGCCATAGGTGTCACGGTAGGGCTGGATGTAAGAATAAAATACTTAACGTGCATCACATAGAATCAAGAAAAACCGGTGGAAACTCACCAAGTAATCTTGTAACCTTATGTGAGGATTGCCACAAAGATTATCATACAGGAAGGCTAAAACTAAACCTAAAGCGTCAACCATCGTTTAGGGATGCAGCTTTTATGGGTATTATGCGGCGGGCGTTCTACAACAAACTGAAAGAACTATACCAAAATGTTTCGCTTACATACGGATACCTTACGAAGAACACTCGCATACAGAATGGGCTTCCTAAAGAACACAGAATTGATGCCTTATGCATTACTGGACATCCAGTGGTTGCAAGATGCGATAACTGGTACCATATTAAGCAAAATAGAAAGCATAACAGGAAAATTCATAAAGCAAACATATTAAAAGGTGGCGTAAAAAAGCTAAATCAAGCACCGTATATGGTAAATGGTTTCAGGCTTTTCGATAAAGTTGGTTATAATGGTAAAGAGTGTTTTATCTTTGGTAGACGAATGAGAGGATATTTCAATCTTAGGACGCTTAATGGGGTAACAATAAGTGATAATGCTAAATGGCAGGACTTACAATTATTAGAAAAGTCAAGTACGTTTATTTATGAGAGGAGAATAGGTGTTTTGTCTACCACTTTATTTGTGGTACCAACGCCTAATTATTAATAATGGACTGGATTAGAATTTTTAGTGCTATAAAAACAGCAGTAAGTAATGTTGCTACTATATTTACAGCTACAGGATCTGAACCAGCAAGTGGCGATATTGATACGATAGAAAACTCAAATAAACTTATTTATGATGAAATTGCGTCATTAGGAAGAATTATAGTTTATCCTGTACCAGTTGAATATAGAACATGTTATGAAGCAAAAATATGGAGAAACACAACAACAGATTATAGCGTTGGTGGAAATAGATACTCCAGAATGTTTTATACATTTATTACTGAATACGAAGGCGGAATAGCAATATTGTTTACATATCCATATAGATATGGAAGCGATATTAATTTAACAAAAAGTTATATATATTTATATACAACAGAGGTTGTTTTAGAAATAGACAATAAGTGGACATCAAAAAATGTGTGTAAATTTACATATGATGGAGAATTTCATATTTATACCACATCAAATCCAGATACAGGAACATATGGTCAATATATTTATAGTTCAGATGGCGTTTATTCAAGAAGCACAACAAAAACTGGATTGTTTGATTTTAGAGGAATGTTAGAAGATGAATACAAAATTTCTTGTATTGACTTTAGTATTCCTGATACAATTAAATTTGTTCCACAGCAAATAGGAGAATCTTATTTTATTGGAATTGGCGATAAAGGTTATTGGTTTGATTCAAGCTATTCAGTAACTAAAATTGTATTTTTTAATGAACCACTATTGATAGGACACGGAACAAACAACTTAAAACAAACAATTTACGTAACTGGAGATTCGTATTATAGGGTTTCTATGTATGGAAAAATTGAAAGGTTTGCTGTATGATAGATGGATTAAAAACTTATGCTCAAAATCTATCAGATAAGGCTGATGATTTATTGGCAATAAATATTGATACATATAATAGATTACATGATTTTAATGTTAATGGAACTGGATTTATTGCAGAAGATACAAATATATTTGGAGCAACGCTTGATGTTGTAAGAATATTAGATACATCATTTTTTGATACACCTGCCACGTCAACAGCAGGAATAAGACCAAGATTTTATGATACATCTAATATTATTTGTTGTTATGGTGCAATAGGTGGAGGATTTAGCATAGCTCACTGGAAAAATGCAACTTCATATAAATTATTTAATTTATCTTCATTAGAACTAAGCAGCGAAGCAGTTTCTGTTTCTGATGGAATTATCTGTCCATTAAAAACAACATCTGGACATGTTGATTTATATTCTACTTACTCAGAAGCACAGGTTCAGTTAAAGAAAAAAGATTCTAGTATGGCAAACTTAACAACCACAAACATTACAGGATTAACAAGAGCAGAGCTTTTATATTATGACACAAATAAACCAAACAAATATCTTGGACATTGGGCTGGTTTGGACGAAGCAACAGACATTGTAACGATTGCTTTTTTAACAAGAACAGCATTAGATGAGCCTATTATGTTGAGACAATATGTAACAAATTTAAGTGGAACAGAGGTTTCTGACACATCAACACAAATTCCTTTTGCGGTTTGGTCATCAGAACAAAGATTTACTGAATCCTTATTTGATTTTGGAATGCTTCAAAAACAAACATTAAATAATTATTTACAAATTATCGCAATGTATGGAGACTATATTTTGTGTGTTAGAAATGCTTTTGGAAAAAGATTTTTAGCAGTACATCAACTATCAACTGGCGATATGATTTATATAGACTCAGACATGCTGTTTTTATATGGTTCAATATTCACAAGGTATGCTGGATATGGAATTATGCCAACTCAAACTTGGACGGACGTTGGCGATGACTTGGATGGTCAAGTAATAGACCAAGTCGCACCAGGAACACCATATACACAATCTTTAACAAGTAGTATTGTTGCTGATTTTATGGTTACTACTGGATATATACATTTAATAGTTAGAAATTATAATGGAATTTATTATTATCTAAAATTTAGATGGGACGCAGGAACATGATTTTAATTTATAGTCTTGTAAACCGTATGTTTGCTAAATTAAAAAGATGGATTTCTAATACTTTTACCGCAGATTGGGCTAGCTTAAGCAACCAAATCACTCTTTTATTAAGTTTGGTAGAAGAAGTTTCTGTTTCGGTTTATGATAAAGAAATAGAACAATTACCAATAACTGGAATATATCAATTTCCAAGCGATTCTGCTTCAAGATTTATGTATGTTAAGGATGGATATGCTTATTTTTATACGCCATCAGAATCTTATAAATTAGCACCAGATGTAAATACCGTTTCAACCTTTATTTCTGGAAAGATTACAACAACTAATGATTTTGTTTCATGGAAAAATATAAACATTAGTAAGACTTATGGAATTAATCATAAAAGTGTTTATTTAAATGGATATATTTATATAGATTTTTATAAAGTTCCATTTGGAACAGTCTGGAATCCAATAAGCAAAAGATCATATAGCTATGACAGCACAGCCTCATTTATGGCAACAATAAGTTCACAGGTCGATTCAAATTCTCCATATGGTGATATTATAGACATAGCGACTGATGATACAAATATATATAGAATTTCTACATTATCAAATGATTTTGGAGATGGAGCAAAAACAAAAGGACTATATGTTGGAAACGCACTTGTTCAAAAGCCAATATCATATATGTTACCAGAAAAGCCAATGGATTTAATGGCTCATTCAAAATATTTTTATGGACATCCAACTCCATATAATTTAAATGGAGTTTCTGATTTTACATCTGTTAGAGCATGTGGAATTGTATACAATAGTGTTTTATTTGTTCAAATTTATAATTTATTGTACAAATTAACATCAACCAATGAAATTGATAAAATATATAAATTATCTTTTCCTGTAACTGATATGTTTGTAATAAACAATTATATTCATATTATAACAGATAGGAGTATAATAAAGTGCAACCTTTAGCTTGGCTTGTTTTATGTATTGTTGCTATACTAAATACAAATAAAATAGTTGATTCAATTTATTATTTACATGAAAAATTAAATGGAATATCTAAGAACATAGTTTCTTCATCAAGATCAGATGAATTGCAGCATCATATTAATACAGACCTTATATATTTAACAGATGCAACATTTTTATGGGGGATAAAAAATAAAGTATATTTTTATAGCGAATCAACGCTAGACTATTCTGCTCCAATTATTAAAAGCTCTGCTCCAGCGTCTTATGATCTAACACTTGCTGGATATACATTTAAAGATTTATATCCTTTTTATGGTGGATGGATAGCTATATTTAGAAAAAATGCAGGAACGCAACCACTATTTAGATTAAAACTGTATAATGAGACATTTGTTGTAACAGATACAATTGATATTACAGCAGAGCTAGAAACACTATATGGTGGAATTTTTGCATATGATGATCCTTATATTTGGATAGTTAAAGGGAATGGTCTAATTAAGGTTGACACGAGGGATTCGTCAATAGCACTAGAAAGCTTGCATGAATTTCAATATTGGAATGCAAAAGAATATACATGGTTTAATAGACATGTTTCCTACGATGGAATAATATATTATTTTGATGATTTTACATATCTTGATGGAAATATTTATACAATGCCAAGCTATTATTCATTAATTGGTAGATCTCCGCTTAAGCCAACATGTCCTATTTCTTTTGATGGAACATATTTTTATATTCATGATTATAGAATGAATTTTGCTATTGCAAAGAAGGTGGCATAATGCCTGAATATATAACAAAGCCAGAAGTTCAAGCAATAATTAAAGGAATAAATGATAAGCTTGATGAAATTTATTTAAGACTTTTTGGGAGAGAAGCTTCTAAAAAAATAAAGCTTGCTGATTTAGACGATGAAGTTTTAGCTATTTTAGATTCAACAAAATTTTATAAAATTGGAACAAGAATCAGAGAAGTTGACTTACCAACAAATGTAGCAACAAAATCTTATGTTGTTGGCAAAACAACAGGAATTACTTCTGGAGCAACAGCACCTGCAGTAATAGATGAAGTTGTTGATGCAAGAGAAGGAGAAGTCTCTTTACTTGACAATTTAGGAAACTATTCTAAAACAGCAGATTTAATTACAAATATTAATACTCTTGCTGGAACAATAGATAAAGAACGATGTGAACCACATGACCACAATACACTTACAACAAGAGATGCTTCTGATGCACATCCTATGACTTCTATTACTGGATTAACGACAGAATTAGGTCTTAAAAGCTATATTTACAAAATGATAGGAAATATAAATACAAACGTTGCTTTGAGAGTAGATGATGTTGTTATAACAACTGCAGGAACTGGGTATACTGCTGGGGCTTTAATTGTTGACAACACAGGAACAGGAGGAATGGGATTTGCTGGCACTTATACCGTTGGAGGAAGCGGAGAAATAACTGCAATTATAATTTCAAATAAAGGAACTGGATACTTAACTGCTCCTTCTGTTACTCCACAACCAGGTGGAAGCGGTGCAGTGCTAAATCCTTCAATGGGAGATGAACTTATATCTTTAACCAAGATAGATCCAATAGATCACTCAGACCTTACCGGTACATCAGGCACTAACTGTCATCCAACAAGCGCAATTACAGGATTAGACTCAACGCTAAGCGCAATATCTGGAACCGTATCCGCAATAACTAGCGCTGTAACTGGACCGGGAAAATACATAGATATTGGAAATTGGATATCATGTTGGAACGACATCATTGCTGCATTAATTACGGCAACTGGCATTCCAACTGGATGTTTTCGTGATCTAACACCATAATAAGGAGTAAAAAGTGGCAGAGCCGATTAATGAAATAGAATTTAATTTAGATTTTTATAGAAGAAGTCCAATTAAGCTTAATTGGTATCCAGTACAAAATGATAGTCAAACTTATAAGTTTGTTGTAACTCCTTATAAAGATGAAGAATTATATATCCTTGATGCTGGATGGACATATACAATTTCTGTTACAAGACCAAATGGTACAAAAGTAATAGATAATGCTACTGTTGAAAGCGATAAAATAGTTTATATTCTTGGTTCTTCTTTTTTAGAACAATATGGAATGCATAAATGTACTATAGAAATTTTTGATGGCACAAAGAGATTAACATCTAATCAGTTTATATGGGAAACAATAGAAGAAACTGGAGGAGACGATGCAATAACAAATACAAATGAATATCCAGTATATTCAGAAATGCTAGACCACCTAGATGATGAAGAAAATCCTCATTCTGTTACAGCTATGCAGGTTGGACTAAGCGTTGGTATTGAACAAGTAATCGAAATTGAAGACAAAGATGGTAATATTCATACAATAACATTTGGAGTTGGTGGAACACTAGCTTCATATACTATAACCTAGGAGGTTAAAAATGGCTAGAATAGCAAATACAAAGTATGATGAATTAGTTCCAAAATTTGGACCAATTCAACTAGAAGACGATACAATAGTTGACTTAAAAACTTTATTATCTGAAATAATATCCCAAGATTTAGAGGCTTCTGCTGATACAGGTACCGCGACAGGTGGAGATACGATAGTAAAATCTATTACAATTACTGATGGAGGACTAGGATATACCGCAGGAAATCTTATCGTTGATAATACTGGCTCTGGCGGAACAGGATTCGCTGGTACTTATACTGTTGATGGAAGTGGAACGATTAATTCTATTACAATTACCAATAACGGATCGGGTTATACATCTGCACCTTCTGTAGATGGAGATGCTGGAGGGGCAGGAGCAACCTTAACACCAGTTTTAAATAGTACATTTACAGATACAGCAAAAGATTGGGAAACAAACATGTGGGTTGGTGCAACATATGAATATATAGTTGACGATATTAGCAGACAAGGCATAGTTCTTTCAAACACAAACGATACAGTTTATTTTGCACAAAAAACAGTTAACTGCGAATCTGGAGCTCCATATGCACTAAAACTAAAAATTACAGCTATGAATTTAATGCATGTTTCTGGAACACAACAAACACCTGGTGATTGGACAACTATATTTAATGAAATTAATTCAAAAGACTTTAATTTAGGAGAATATGATCAAGTTGACGTTACTTATCCGCTTGATACGACAGAAGTGTTTACTTATTCACTTAATGGGACAACTACAGAAGTTATAACAGTTACTTATAGTGACGCAACTAAGTCTGCAATAACTAGCGTAGTAAAGTCATAAGGAGAAAAAAGTGATAAAATTTAATCCAATAACTGGAAAATTAGATTTTTATGAAAATCATTTTTATAGAGATGGGACTATTTTAAAACCAATAATTCCAAATGATTCTTTAGATTTGGGATCTGGTAGAGTTTATGCTGGATTTACTGGACAAATTTTTTATGTAGACGGATCTCGAGTAGATACTTACACAGAAAATGGATCTTATACTAATCCATATAAAACTATAAAAGATGCACAAGACGCAATTAATGTAATAACTGCCACTTTAATGGGATCAGAAGCTAATTACGACTCTGCTAAGTTTATAGTTAATATAGCACCAGGAACGTATTCAGACAATTTAACAATTAATACAAACTCTGGTCAAGCTAAATATTTACGCTATAACATGGAAGGCGTAACTATTACTGGTGACATTGAAATAACTCAAAACCAAGCAGGTGTTTCTGATTATTACTCTAAAGTAGAATTTGTTGGTGGATTTTCTACTAGACCAGAAAAAGGAAGATGTGGCAGGATTGAAGGAGATATAACATTTCTTAAAAGTGCTTATGATTCTTTGTCTTATGACTCTTTTTATGGCATTGATATTGAGGGAGATATTCTATATGGTGCAACACCAGGAACTGGATATGGAACCTGGGTGTTATATCTTGAAAACTCTTCACTAAGAAATACAGCGAAATCAGTCACAACAAATTTTGCAGCAGGCGATCATTGTGTATTATTGGAAGTAAACAATTCTGAAATTAGAGCTACTTTGACTGGAGAAATTTCTCTTTATACTTGTAATAATTCATCTTTCTCTAATATGACAATTACTCCAGAACATGATTGTACTGTAAAGAATTGTACATTTTCAAACGCTGTTTCAATAATGGCGGTAAAAAACTTAAACATTGATGCTAATTCTTACAGATCATTACTTTTAACTACTCCAACGTTAACTGGTATGACAATTGTTTATTTAGATCAAATATATAATAACAACATAGCAGAGACAATTAACGTAACAAAAGGCGGAACAGGGCTTAATTCTTGTCTCCTAGGCGACATTCTTTACGGCTCTGCTGCAAATACACTGTCAAAGCTTGCAGGCAATGCTACTACTACCAAAAAATTCCTTTCCATGACTGGTGATGGTGCTAATCCTGCTGCTCCTACATGGGAACCAGAATTATGGACAAAAACAGGATCTGTAATTTATCCAACTGATGTTGTCGATATTGTGGCAAAAGATGGTGATTATTTAGCCTATGCAAACTCTGGTGATGCAGTATCGAGAACGCTTGGATTTTACAAAAGCAGAGGTACTTACGCCTCACCGACTATTGTCAATACTGGCGATTATTTAGGTGAAATTGTAGGCTATGGCTATGATGGTGACCAATATATTAGAAGTGCTTCGATAAGATTTAAATCCTCTGGTACAATCGCTGATAATCGTATACCAAGTAGTATTGAGTTTTGGACAGGAACAGATGCCTCTCCTACAGCAGAAACATTGAGAGGATATATTGAATCTTCTGGAGCTTTTGTATGGCTAAACTACATAACAGTAGGAAATGCAATCAATAGTTCCTCCATGATTACTGATACGCAATATTTTGGAGATTCTACTTCAGACGGATCATGGAAAATGGAGATAGAGTCAGGAGATTTGGTTGTTTATAAAAAAGAAACTGGCTCATGGGCTGAGAAAGGAAGGTTCAACTAATGAGCGGGAAATTTTTAAC